AGATTATGGCTAGAATCAAATTTACCGATGTTGTTGCGCAGGAAGTTGCATGGCCCGGCCCTGATGGCCCCGCCTTCATGTTTCCCGCCTACAACCGCCAGCAGCTCCAGCAGCTCTTGCATGCTGGTGTGATGGAGGCCCACGGCGTTGCGGTGTGTACCGATGACCCCGAAGTGAGAGAGGCCAATACCGCCTTGCGCAATGTTCTGGCATCGGCCCTGTTCGCTCTGGTGGCCGCAGATGTGGCCCTGGACGGCGTAGCACAGTAGGAGGTGGAAATGGCCAACGGGCATCCTTCACCAAAGACAAACCCAGACTATTGGCGGTCGAGGATCGAGGAGCTGGACAAGCGTGTTTGTCGTGATGGTGCGGAGCTACAGAGAACCATCTCAGAGATGGTAGAGGCCAACACAGGACTTGTACGCGCTCAGGTTATTGAGATCATCACAGAAGAATTTGCAGCACTCATTGAAGGTACTCCAGTTGATTCTGGCCGCGCTCGTGCGGGCTGGATGATGACGGACAAGCCCACAGAGAATGAGCCTCCACAGGTGAAGCACCGGGCAAAGGGCGGCGGGATCGAGGCAGAGTTTGCCTCCCTGATCGAGCGTCACTTGAGCGAGGCAACCGAACTCGGTTTGACACAGCCGGATGTGGTCTACATCTGCAATAATGTGAAATACATTCTGGCCCTTGAGGCTGGTTGGAGCATTCAAGCTCCACAGGGATTTATTGCGCTCTTTATGCAGCGGATCACAAACCGTTTGAATCAGTTGAAGTAATGGGGGGCCGGGGCATGGCACAAAGATTTACGAAAGCACAAGTGCAGGGGTGGCGCCAGGGCGCCGATGGTTTTTTCCGTTGGCTGGAGGATGTAAAGCCGCGGGTTCCATCAGCACGCGGGGGCTTTGAAATCTTCTCCCCTGTGGACTTCCAGCGTGATGCGGTGCGTGATGCCCTGGCCCAAAAACCTGATGGCAGTTGGGTATATACTACTATTGCGCTCAGTTTTCCACGCCGACACAGCAAAACCACGCTAATGGCCTTGCTGGTGCTTTGGCGGTTCACAACGCAGACCACGCAAAACATTGTTGCAATGGCCACAAGCGAGCGACAGATAACGGCAACGGGCTTTGCCTTGGTACGCCAGATTATCTTGAACACACCCGCCCTGATCCAGATGATCGGCAAGGAAAACGTTCAAAAGTTTTCAGTGACGTATCCTGAGCTGCAAAACCAGATCAGAACAGTATCAAATAACACCTCAGGGATTTACGGCGAAAAGATAACCGTGGCTTGGATGACCGAACTGCACGCGGCACAATCTGATGAGCCTATGCAAGTTCTGGCCTCCAGCCTGGGCGATACCCTCAATTCATGGATGCTGATCGACTCCACAGTGGACGGGATCGGCGGCCCCCTCCACCGCCTTGAGCAGCTTGCAGAGAGTGGCGAAGACCCTACGGTTTTTGTGCGGCGCATTGAATACGCTGACCTTGATGAAGCAATGGAGAAAAGCCCGCCGTGGATTCGCCGGGATTGGCTCAAAAGCCGCAAGTTGCAATTACTGCCAGCGACCTTTGAAACGCAGCACCTCAACCGCCGTAGCGCGGCCACAAACAGCCTTTTCGCGCCTGATGACCTTGCAGCGTGCAAAGAGCGGCTCCCCCTACCTGTGGAAAAGCCTTCTCTGGAGTCTTGGGCAGCGGGCCGCACTTATGTGGTGGGCGGTGGCCTTGACCGTGCATATTTTGGCTCCCTGCATGGTGACGCGACTATCTGGACTTCCGTTGCCAAGGTGGCAAGCGCAGACTGTAGCGAGCCGCATTATTTGGTGCTCAACCAAAAGAGCATTCTTGGCAGCATGGCCGCAGGGATCAAGCGGGCCATTCTTGATGACCATGAGCGTTACGGACTGCACAACGCGGTGGTCGAGGCCTACAACTCACAGGACGTGGCCTTGTGGGCGCAAGAACGCGGCATTCCAACCGAGATAGTCCATGCAACCAACACAGCGCAGACCCCGGCTTTTTTGGAGTTCCACAGGATAGTGAAAGAACACCGGCTCCATTTTTCCGACAAGCTGGAAGGGCTTGAAAAGGAGATGAGCACTTTCATTTATGAGCTGGTGAACGGCTCCCCACGGTTCGGCTCTGACAAGTGGCATGATGACCGCGTGTATTCTCTGGCATGGGCAATCTACGCAACGCGCCAAGATGAACTTGCGGCATACACGCTTTCCAATGTGCTTTGTGACAGCACTTCCACCTATGGGCGATTCTGCTACTTGCGAAATGGTGATTCAGTGCTCACTTGCGCCAGATCATGCCCAAGTCATGCAAAAGTGCAGGGTATGTATCTGCAATACCGCAAAATGAACATTGATAGCGAGGCATCTTTGCAAGATTTTTTCAAGAATTTTGTAAAAGTGAGTGGTGCTAGGCTATATGCTTCATTCTAGTATATCTCTTTATATCTAGTGATATACAGTGAAATCTTGACAGAATATCCGCTTTGTGCATTATAATCAAGTCAAAGGTGGAGTTATGTTCAATACTGGTTTTGATTTGACGCGGGCCATGTACAAGCGGGCCATGCTGGAGGCCACAAGCCGCCGCAAGGATGAAGCGGGCCGCATGTTGGATTATTTCAACGATGGGCAGCTTGAATACGTCCTTGAGGATATACAGCGCAGATACCCGAACCCCGGCAAGCTCTATCCCATTAGCTTGAATGTGGTCAAAAAGATTATTCGCGGCCTCGCAATGGTCTACATGAAGGACGCGGTGCGCTCTGTAGACGGATCCGATGCCGACAAAGATATTCTGAGCGAGATTGAAACCACCGCCGCCCTTGCCATGAAGATGAAGCAAGCCAACCGATAGTCCAAGCTCTTGGGTACGGTTATGCTACGGCCAGTTTGGCGCAACGGTCGCATGGAAATGGACGTTCTTACCCCGGACGTGCTGGACGTGGATACCGGGGATACGCCAGAAGATATTAAGGCCGTCCAGGTGACGCACTACAGCCCCGTTGGTGATGTGAATGAACTTTCCTTCTCCCTGTGGACTCCTGACTTTGTGCGGCACATTGACGCTAACGGCCATATCGTGAGCGAGGAGGCAAACCCCTACGGCATGTTGCCTTTCGTGCCATGCTGGAGCCAGCCGCCGACAGATTTTTTCTGGCAGCGCGGGGCGCGTGACCTGATGATGATTCAGGACGCAATCAACCGCCTTCTTACCATCATTGGGTACACTATCGACTTTCAGGGCTTTTCCACCGCCTATATTAAGGGCGCAGAGGAAGTGAAAGACGGCGACTGGAAGATGGGGCCGGGAAACCTTATTTCGCTCCCCATAAACGGCGAGATCGGCTTTGTTGCTCCTAATGCGCCTGTAGATAAGGTGCTGGCCGCAGTGGACGTTTTGCTGAAACAAGCCGCCGTCACTAACGGTCTGCCAGCTTCCACGATGGCCACAGAGGTGAGTGATGAAAGCGGCGTTGCCCGCGTAGTTGGCAACCGCGAGCTTGAGGAAATGCGGGCCGATGACGTGGCCCTCTTTACCGAATATGAGCGCCGCTTGTTCTCAACTTTCCGGGCCGTTTGGAACGTCCATAATCCTGGGCGGCAACTGAGCGAGAGCGCAGTATTCCAGATTAATTTTTATGATCCCAAGCCGACCATGACGGCGAGCGAACAGGCCCAAGTCTGGGAACGGCTCATGGGGTTGGGGATTCTCTCCCTGTGGATGTAATGCTTGAGCGCGACCCGGATTTGACGCGGGATGAGGCCAAAGCCCGCTTGCTGATGGTACGCGATGAACTCAAAGAATTTGGCTCAAATTTCGCCGCCCTGGCGTAAAAAGGGAGAATAGATATGCAGACCCAAGACAACGGCAACGCCGCCGAAAATGGCGAACAGACCCCGGAAATGATGGACAACGGCCAGCACAGCACAGCCCCCGCCGCCGACAATCGGGACAATGGGCAAGCCGTGCCGTACAGCCGCTTTCAGGAAGTGAACGCCAAGCGCAAGGCCGCTGAGGAAACGCTTGCCAGTATTGTTGATGAGTTGTGCGGTGAAGTGCCTGAAAACATGCGCTCCCTTATCCCCAACTTGTCCCCTGCTGAAAAAGTGCAGTGGTTGAGAGATGCCCGCAACAAAGGGCTTTTCAACCCCCCGGCCCCCGCCGCAAGCCCTGACAGCAAGCGGCCCACGGCAAAGACTTCCGATGACTACAGCAATCTTTCTCCCATTGCCATGATGGCACATGGGTACAATTTGAGGTAAAATCATATGCTTACTCTTACTGAAGCTAGCAAACTGATCCAGAACCCCTTGCAGCGCGGTGTGGTTGAAACTTTCGCCCGCACCTCCCCTGTGCTGGAACGCCTTCCCTTCATGGACGTGAACGGCAACGCCTACTCCTACAATGTAGAGCAGACGCTCCCTGGTATCGCTTTTCGTGACTACAACACCAGCTATACCGAGTCCACAGGTGTGGTGAACCCCCATACCGAAAAGCTCTACATCATGGGCGGCATCTCCAGCGTTGACCGCGCTCTGGTCAAGACTCAGGGCAGCGTGAACAACATTCGCGCCATTCACGACAACATGAAGGCCAAGGCAGCGGCCCTTACGTTCACTGCCAAGTTCTTCAATGGTGACAATACCACCGCCGCCACCGAATTTGACGGACTCAAAGAGCGCCTCACTGGTGATCAGGCTCTTACCTATACCGGGGCTTTGACTCTGGACAAGGTGGATGAGCTGGTGGACGGCGTTATCGGTGGCCCTACTGCCCTGTTTATGAGCAAGACCACGCGCCGGACTGTCAACGCGCTCAGGCGTGCCGCTGGACAGGCTACAGAAGTTGTTTCTGACTCTTTTGGTAGGCAGATTGATGCCTACGCGGG